TCCCGATCCAACACCGTGCTGAATGCGCTGGTCACATACGCCACCGTCGAGGTGCCGCCGTCCACTTCGATGTCCACCAAGTCCGTCCAATCAATTTCAATCTTCATGCGTACAGCTTACAGGCGGAATCGCGACCCGTCAAATCTTTTGTGCAGTTTTTTTCAAGAATCTTTGACTAGTCAATGGGCGATACTAACTACAGCCTGGACCTAGACACTAGGTACTCAAAAATAGTTTGCGAAAAGGCTTGACACGGGCGCGTGGGCATGGTACAATAGGGCTACCCCCCCCTGGGGGGGAGGGGGGTAGCCTATGTCGTGCCAAGGTGGTTGGCACGGATCTTGCTGTGCCTTATTGTATTACCATACGGGCTTACTGTTATTATCTAGTACATCAACAGCGTTTGTCGCTGATACCATCTCGTCTTGCCAGTATTTAACAGAATCTTCTGCATTATGCTGTCGTGCAACAGCCAATTCTCTTTTGATAAACTCAATTCGGTGTGACAAAGCAAAGCGCAAAACAAACTTAGTTTCGCTGTCGAGTTCGATTTTGTATTTCATGTTGTTACTGTGGTTGTTGTTGTTGTTGTTAGATAGTGCCAACCAATTCCATCATCCAAGAGTCGCGACGTTCGTCAAACCAGATGTTCGCCTCGGCCTTTTCGGCCTCGGTGAGTTCCATCGGCTCACCGCCCCAAGACTCAGGGATCGGTCCCGTGAAGTCTTCGATGCGGAGGGCGATGCAGTCGCTCAGGTTGCTCTCGGCGCTGATGTTGGCGAAGTCGTTCGTCATGTTGTTAAGATAGGGTAGAAACTCTTTTCTGTCTAGGACTTTTTCAGACTTTTTTCAGACCTCAACCATCGTGCCGTTGTTGTTGCGGAAGTACGTTCCGCTGCTGCTGCGCTTGGGCATCGGGGCGAAGTCAACCGTTTTCGCAGGAACCACCACGCTGATGTTGGCGATTGCTTCCGCCTCAGTCTTGCCGTGGGACACACCCGTCGTGCCGTCCGCCTTGCGGTACGTCACACCAACCAAAGCCACCGTCTTGAACTTGCTCACCTTCAGAATCGCAATCTCGTTTTGCATGGACACACTATGGGCTAGAACTCGGTGTTCGTCAAGACTTTCAGATACTTTTTTTCACTTTTTTTCGATGGCCTGGACAGCACAGGTTGGCACAGAACATGCTAGGAGGGGGGGGGTTTAATCGCGCACTACACCTAGCACAAACCGTGCCAAGGTAGGGGGAGGGGGTAGAGACTCCCCCCTTTTTTTGAAATTTTTTGTTTTGACAATTTTTTAGAAAAGGTAGGGGGACATTTTCCTCAATCTCTAATTCATTTTATCATAAAACAACGTACTTCACCGTACCCCCTCCCCCCATTTTCCCAAAAAAATCGCCAACATTTGCGAAAATCGTCCTATAAAAAACTAAAAAAAAATCCAGCCCTTCTATATAATAAAATATGTCTAAAAAGATAGCCTTAATACAAGTTTGGTTTGGGCCATTTCCTTCTTATTTCAACACCCATCTCAAAACATGCAAAAATCAAAGCCAAAACATAGACTTCTTTATATTCACAGATCAAAACATAAGCTCAAACTCATCCAACATAAAGATCTGTTATATGAACGAAAAGATATTAAAGCGCATTGTCGCCGACAAAACGTCCATACAGATTACAGAAGACATATCTTCAGGACGAAAGATATGTGATTACAGACCTTTGTACGGAATCCTTTTTGAACACTATTTTTGCGACTATGATTATGTAGGGTTTTATGATATTGATTGTATGTTTGGCGATATGTATGATTTATTGCTTCCTTTTTTAGATAAAGAGATAATATCTATTGGAGATGATACTTATTTTAAAGGAGTTCGGGGGCCATTTACAATATGGAAAAATATACCTTTTTACAACAACTTCTATAAAAACATAAACGACTACGAAACTTTCTTAAAAGACCCAGTATACCGTGGAGTAGACGAACATCATTTCAACAACGCATTATCTCAACAATCAATACAAATAACAAGCTTCTCGGAACTATCGAACACACGCAAAAACGGCAAATACATTGGAGAAGCAGTTTTAAAAGGTAAAAAATTATACATCCAAGATCGCGAATCTCTATTATCGCACTTCTATTACAAAAAAGATCTAGGAATACAAGATGATACTCTCTTCTATAACAAAAAAATATTATTGGAAGATTTTTATTGGGTAGTATACTTTGATAAAAAATATGAGCCTGTCGCGAAACAGATGTTGAACACAATAAGTATGTTTTCTAATCGCAAATGTATTATTTATAGTCTTAATTATGATTTGGACGTTACAAGAGATTTAGATTTGAACAAAGAACAGTTTATTTCTGTACCTTTTTATATATATAAAGACGATAATCAAGATATTGACTTATTAAGAAATATAAAACCATTCTGCCTAAAAGACAGTTGCGAAAGATATCCAAATACTAATTTTGTATATATTGATACTGATTGTTTTTTAACTGTTACCGCCGATCATATTGCTAATTATGTTTCCAAGCTTAAAAATCATCCTTTAATTAATCTTAATTTATACGATAGCGTATTTCATACAAACTTCTTTGGAGATGGAAAACCTTTGCATGGTTTGCAAGTATTATCGGACGCTTTAAATATTCCTATTTCAGTATATCCAAGAAGAAAAGCTAATGTTATAGTTTATAACTCTAATCATCATAACTTTTTCTCGGAAGCTACAGAGATGTATGAAAAATACAAGAATACAAGACCGGGAATATTCGCTTTGCACGATGAAGACGCTTTTAATATATTATTGTCTAAGTACAACTACACAGAAAGCCTACCGACAGTAGATATCGAAGAAACAAATAAGTTATACATTGAAAAATATAATGAATACGGCGCATCTAATTGTTTTTCCGCTCATAAGATTTTGCCCAAACATATAAATAACATTTTCTGCTTTCATAGAGTAAAATCTATACCAGAATTCAAAGATATAAAAGAAAACTATCTTAAAACTGTATTCGCCCATGATGAATTATATATAACCCAAAATGAAAAAGACGATCTTGTGTTAAGTAGAAAAAATTTTATGCCCGAAAAAACATTTTCTGAACTTGTTAATATTGCCATTTACGATAAACGTGGAAATTTATTGTATGATTTTGTCAATGTTGAGATATTTAAATACTTTCATTTTTGCGTTGGAAAAGTAGCCGCCAATCTAGATTATGTTTACATTAAAATAACTGAACCAGAATCTGAAAATATTTTGTTCAGTAAATTCACTCAAATTCATAAATGAAAATCTTAGGTCACGCAAGTTACGTTGGAAATACAGGTTACAACGCTCATTCAAAAGGATTTTTTCGCGCACTAAGCAAGAAGGTCGAAACTAAAGTTAGAAATTTTTCAATTGGTCCTAATTGGAGTGGATACGAAGGAAAAAATAATAATCCTCATGGTACAGACGTTAATGATTTAGATAAAAATGTACTTATTTCTCAAAGTCTTTTTGATGCCGATAGAAATTTAAATGATTTTCCTATTTATAATTATGATGGATCTTATGTTCCAGATATTAACATTATTCTTAATAGCGTAAACCATTATTATTTTTATCAATCTTACAAAGGTCCAAAAATTGGGTACGTTGTTTGGGAAAACACATTATATCCAGAAGATTTTTTTGCAAAATTATTAGAATGCGATCAAGTTTGGGTTCCTACTGAATGGCAAGCAAAAATTACCATTGATCAAGGCATTTCAGCGGATAAAGTAAAAATAGTACGAGAAGCTGTAGATCCAGCGGTTTATCAAACAATAACTTCTCCATTATCTAATGATATTTTTACATTTGTTTTATTTGGATCTTGGGGAGATCGAAAAAGTACAAAAGAAATTATAAAAAGTTTTATAAAAGTTTTCGGCGGCAACAATAAAGTTCAATTAATTCTTTCTGTCGCCAATACTTTTAATAATGATGGGTTTGCGAATACTCATGAAAGATTAAAAGCGAATAATCTGTATGCGCCCAACATAAAAGTCGTTGATTTTGTTCCAAGAGAAGATTATATCCGATATATTCAAAACGCACACGTTTTTCTTTCTTGTGCGCGTGGAGAAGGATGGAATATACCTCTTATTGAAGCAATGGCTTGCGGTACACCTTCTATATATTCCAATTGTAGTGGGCAACTTGAATTTGCACAAAATTTAGGAATACCAATTGATATAAAAGGATTAGTTTTAGCTAAGAATTTTGAAGAAAATAAAAATCAAAACTCACCGGGGTACTGGTACGAGCCTGATTTTGAAGATTTAGAAAAAAAGATGATGCATGTGTACTTAAATCATTCTTTTTACAAGCAAAAAGCTATTAAAGAATCTAAATATATTAGAGAAACTTTTACATGGGAAAATGCTGCTAATGCAGCAGTTGAACATTTAAAAGAATTTGCACATAAGAAAGTTAGGTTAGAAGTTAGTTGTAGTTTTGTTGGAACTGGAGGTTTAAATATATTTTGTCAAGAAATGTTGCCTAACTTAAATGAAATTTGCGAAGTAAAAGTTAGAAATTATACAATTGGTAAAAATTGGAAAGGTTATAATCTAAATCCACACGACTTGGACATAGAACAACACCATAAAAAAATTTTACATAAACAAACTTTATATAATTCTGATAATTCAAGATCAGATTATCCAATCTATAATTATAAAAAACAATTTGCGCCAAATGTTAACCTTATAATGGAAGGTTTGAATCATTTTTATTTTTACGATGATTATGTTGGCCCAAAAATTGCATATACGATGTATGAAACAACAAAATTTCCAGATAACTTTTTAAATCAATTAAAAACTTTTGACCAGTTATGGATTCCTTCTCAATGGCAAAAAAATAATTTAATCAATCAAAATTTTCCAGAAAATAAATTGAAAGTTGTTCCTTTAGGCGTTGATGAAAATGTATTTTTTCCTATTTCAGACAAGTTTAAAAAGTTTACCTTTGTTTTGATTGGTAGATGGGACGCTAGAAAAAGCACCATGGAAATTATAAGGTCTTTTAAAGACAATTTTGAAAATAACGACAATGTTGAACTTTTATTATTGGTGGATAATCCATTCGACATCGATGGACTGGGATCTACAGAAAATAGATTACAACATTATAATTTAAATTGTAAAAATATTAAAGTTTTGTCGTTCACAACGAAAGAAGATTATTTATATATATTGCAACGTTCTCATGTTTTCTTATCATGTTCTCGCGCAGAAGGTTGGAACCTTCCTCTCATAGAATCTATGGCTTGTGGAATAGTATCAATCTATTCTAACTGTAGCGCACAACTAGAATTTGCAAAAAATCTTGGAGTTTCGATCAATGTACTTGGCGAAGAACCGGCTTCCAATTATAACGCAAGACAATTTGATAAAGATGTAGTTGGACATTATTATATTCCAGATTTTAAAGATTTGTCGAACAAGATGATTGACATATACAACAATTATTCTTATTATAAAGACATAGCGATTATAGAATCACAAATCATAAGAAATAATTTTTCTTGGAAAAAATCCTCTCAAAAAGCTTTTAATTATATAAACGATTTAATCACAAACATGAAAAAAATAGAATTCGTTAGATTTGTAGGTGACGACAAAGGTATTGAATATAAAAATATTAGCGATAAAAAAATTAAAATAAAAGTTAAAATATTCGATACCCAAAAGAATATTTACGTTTATGAAAGTGATTTAACTTTAGATCCACAGATTTTATATTTTTCTAGTTTAAATAGTGATTACAAGCCCGAAGAGAAATTAAGATTTGAAATTTTTGACGATTTTGACATGCTTCAATTGTCTATAGAAAAAGATTTTCCCAAGATTAAACGTTTAGATTATGTGATCATAAGAGGTCGTGAACATATTGATAATGAAGACTTTTCTTTTTTATACAATAAAAGAAACAACATGTTTCATTTTGAACCTACTAAAAAAGAATTTAAAAATCTTGACTTTGTAATTAAAGATTTAAGTTCTAATTTGACTTTTACATCATTCTTTGATAAAGATTTTGTTTTTGCAAAAGGTTTTTCTTATTTTACCAGTCCGATCACCACAAGAGATTTAGATTTGAATTTTTTTAGTGGTTTGAAAGTTTTGGCGTTTAAAAATAAAAAACTATTCTTTGAAATAGATGTTCCAATCGATAAAGACTTTTATAATAAAAGCTCATGCCGCAAATTCTTATATACTGAAGATAATTCAGTAAATATTTTAGATAACTTTTTTACTCAAAAGATAGATTTTTATAATTACGATTTCTATTCTAAACACATTCGCGAAAAAGATATTGTCGTCGATATTGGGGCTAGTTGTGGAAGTTTTATAGATTTTTGTTTGTCTAAAAACGTAAGTAAAATTATAGCTTTAGAACCGTCTCCATCTTTTAGCATACTAAATAATACATTTGAAAATGAAACAAGAGTAATAGCTGAGAATAAAGCGATTTCTGTAGACAATAAGAATAAAAAGTTTCTAGTTGAAAGTCTAACTACATTAAGCCGCATAACTGAAACCGATATATCAGATAAAAATTATATAGAAGTAAAATGCATAAGTCTTGACACTCTAATTTTTAAATATAATTTAAATAAAATAGATGTTTTGAAAATGGATATTGAAGGGTATGAATATGAGATTTTTAAAAACTTGCAAAATGATACCTTAAACAATATAAATAAAATTATCTTAGAATTTCATGCAAATGAAAATAATAAATTAGATACCATTAAGGAAAAACTATTAAATTGCGGATATAAATTAGAAACATTCGATTTATCTTTTAATAAAAAAGATACTTCCACAATTGATAAAGGATATATGCTGGCTTATCGAAATGATATATATGAAATTGTAAACGAATCATCTTCTTTGGGCGATGCGATAGCTTGGACAGGAATTGTGGACTCTTTTCAAAAACAAAAACAACAACAAGTTAATTTTTATACTCCGTTTAAAGACCTTTTTGAATCTCAATATAAAAATATTAATTTTTATAACTATTGGGAAAAACCAATAGACTCTTCTAGATGTTATTCTATTGGATGCTTTGACGTAAACGGCACAAAATGGAATCAATTGAGCCTTCAAGAAATTGCCTCTAAAATATTAGATATTAAATACGAAGAATCTGTAACTAAAGTTGCTTTGCCACAAAATCTTAAGAACAATTTCAAGAGAAAGTATGTTTGTATTGGATCTCTTTCTACGTCTCAGGCCAAGTTTTGGAATAATCCTTCTGGCTGGACAAGAACTGTAGAATATTTAAATAGTTTGGGTTATGATGTAGTATCTATAGATAAAAATAATAATATTGGTTGCGGAGAATATGTTAATTATATTCCTGTAAACTCTATAGATAAAACAGGAGATATTCCATTATCCGAAAGAATTAATGATTTATATTTTTGCGATTTCTTTATTGGTTTAGGATCTGGTTTGTCTTGGTTAGCTTGGGCGGTTGGAAAGCCAGTTATTATGATATCTGGATTTTCAGATCCTGTTTCTGAATTTTATACTCCATATAGAGTAATTAATAAAAATGTATGCAATAGCTGTTGGAATGATCCTAATTTGACTTTCGATAAGGGAAATTGGGCGTGGTGTCCTAGAGATAAAAATTTTGAATGTTCTAGAGAGATTTCATTTGACATGGTGAAAGAAAAAATAGATCTTTGTATAAAGGATTTAAATAGCAAGTGAAAACAAAAATTATTTTAACCACTTCATCTTTGGGAGATACTATTGGTGCGGTGGCTCAAGTAGATAAGTATCAAAAATTAACAAATGATGAGGTGGGATTTTTTATTAACAACTCTTTTGTTTGTCTTTTTGAAAAATCATATCCTAATATAAGTTTTAATCCAGTAAACTTTGAATGCGAGCAACAAAAATCAATAAATTTTTATTTTGACCGCCCATTACAGAAAGGATTTTCTGATGATCTTAAAATGGAATATGAAGAAATAAATACTTTGATTGATAATTATTCAGGAGCTAGACCAATAAAGCAAAAGTATATAACAATTTCTACACATTCGACTCATCAAGGTCGTTATTGGAATAATAATGACGGTTGGAATGATCTGATTAAATATTTAAAATCAAAATATGATATTTCTGCTGTTTGTATTGATAGAGATTATTCTTTTGGTATAAAATCTTGCATGAATCCGATACCTAAAAAGGCGATAAACAGATGCGGTTTAAATTTAAAAGAATGCATTAATTACATTAATCACTCTGAATTTCATATAGGAACTTCTAATGGATTATCGTGGTTGGCTCATGGCATAGGAAAGCATGTAGTATTGATTTCAAACGTTACTAAACCTTGGTGCGAATTCACAAAAAATATAACGAGAATTTACGATGATTCTATTTGTAATGGATGTTTAAATGAAGAAAAATTTGATCCTTCTGATTGGTTGTGGTGTCCAAGAAAAAAGAATTTTGAATGCACAAGAAAAATATCATTTGAAAGCATTAAATCAAAAATAGACAATTGTATTATAAATTTATGATTACTATTTTGGTGGACGAAGCTTACGCTTTTGATTATTTAAGCATTTTAGAGATTAAAAAACAAAAATCTTCTAATAATGTTCAAGCGTGGTTGAATTGTTGGTCGCATTTGCAAAATCAATTTGAGCGTGAAAAATGGTTATCAATGATATATTCACAAGAATATAAAGACATGATAAACGCCAATCAATTAACTTTTGAAGCTGTAGATAAAGCTAAAAATAATGAAGTAACTGCTCAGTATGTTGATTATTGTAATTATCAAAGACACATAGCTAAAGAAAATTTTCAAAAGAAATTTTTCAATACTAATTTATCTGAGTTGAAGATAGGTTATGAAAAATATACTGATAGTAATCACACTGTTTCTCTAATGTGAATTTTGAAATTGCGTTTCTATAGCAATTTTCTGGATTAATAAATTTATCTACATTTTGAACAGCATAAACAATATCATTTATGCTGGAACACCTTAGTCCAGTTTCTCCTTGCAATACGGTTTCAGTAAATCCGCCAAAATTTGTTGTTATTGTCGGAGTTCCTGAAAATTGAGCTTCAATAACGGTCCAATTACATGGTTCAATAAATAAAGAAGGCGCAAATAAAAATTTAGCATCGCTAAGTAAATACATTCTTTTGATTGGATCAACAAAGCCAACAAATTGACAATATCTAGTATCTTTTAAACCAAGTGTATTTGGGCCAGCAAAAATTATATCTTGTTTTAAATCGTTGCATATATCATATACAAGTTTAGCTCCTTTTTCTTCTGTAATTCTGCCAAGAAATAAAGCTGTGTTTGACTTTTCTTTTTTATATAAGAAATCATTTGGATCAAAACCCGGATAAACTACAAATTCAGATCCCAAATCTATGTATGTGTGCGAATGGCCGTGCATTTTATGCATTTGGCTATGCGTTTCAAATATTTTAACGGGAGCAAACATGCTATCGTAACCAATACTTGGTTCTACTACAATCGCTTTATTGTAAAAATGTTTTACGCATGATTCATGGGCAAATCCAAACCAGCATAATATAAATTCTTTGTCCGATTTAATTCTTTTATTTAATTCTGATATACAATTATTATTGAAGATTCTTACAGCATCTGTGTTTACATTTTGATCAAAACCTTTATCCTTCCAATCATTTAAGTTGCCATAACTCTTTTTTAATATATCATTATTAGTAACATTAATATGTTCTGTGCAATTAACGCTAGAATCTTCATGACCATAATGATAAACAGTGTGACCTCTTTTGGTCATTTCATCACAAAATTTGTAAACCTTTTGAACAAACGCACACAAAGATATGTTTTTACTTGTAGGTGAGTACGGAACACTTAGACAATGAAAAACCATACAATATAGTGTAACTCCTTTCATAACATGTCAACCAAAAAGAAGAAAATTCAAAAAGAAAAAGAAGATCTAAACGAAATTATTGCCGATAATCATTTTAGATCAGTTAAATTGAACATTAAAAACTTCAATTTAACAGATAAGCAAAAAAGTTTCGCGCAGATAGCATTTGATAAGAATACTAAAATTATTTTTATCAATGGTCCAGCAGGTTCTTCTAAAACTTTTTTAGCAGTCTACTGTGCGCTTCATATTTTAAATATGAATTCGAGAGCAGAATTGAAATATATAAGAACGATAGCGGAATCTGGAGAAAGAGCGTTAGGATCTCTTCCTGGGACTGTAGATGAAAAGTTTAATCCATTTATGATGCCTTTATATGATAAATTGGATGAGCTACTTCCTATGAGTCAATCAAAATACTTAGAAACCAATGGTTTTATCGAAGCGTTACCAATTAATTTCTTAAGAGGAGCAACTTGGAATGATAAAGTAATTATCGCAGACGAATCTCAAAACTATAGCAGTAAAGAATTAGTCACGCTTCTCACTCGTATTGGAGAAAATACTAAAATGTTTATCTGCGGTGATGCTATGCAATCAGACATTGGCAACAAATCTGGTTTTATGAGAGTATACGATCTTTTCAATAACAAAGAAAGCGAAGACAGAGGAATTTATTGTTTTCAATTCGATGAAGAAGATATCATGCGTAGTGAAATATTAAAGTATATAGTTTCAGTGTTTAAAAAATTAGATAAAACTAATATACAGTGATATAATATTGGTGTATGTACTGTAGCCAATGTGGTTTTAAAAATGGGGTTGGATCGAAGTTTTGTTCTAGCTGTGGAACAGCTTTAATGACAAATGTTCAACAACCCCAGATTAGAAAACAAATTCAAACTACACAAAAAGAAGTAGACGAAGATGGTTTGCCTACTTCTGTAGTCAAGCCAAGACGCTTAGAATATGAAATTGAAAGACCAGAGAAGAATAAGTTTCTAGCAAGTGAAATAATTCATTCTCCTCCATCTTCTGAAAAATTTTCTAGACCGAGAGGTAATGTCAGCAAGCTTACTAAGGAAGAATACTTGTCACAATCATTAAAAGAGTGCGCTCCTAGTAAGAACTTCAAAGAAATAAATGAAGCATAAAAACAAAAAAACTTTTGAAGAAATGTATGAAATCATAGATCAAGTCATAAAAAAAAGAAAAGCCAAGTGGAAGTTAAAAGCAATTGTTTGGTTCGACTTTGAAGACATTGAGCAGATAATAAAGATTCATATACATAAAAAATGGCATCTATGGGATCAAAAGCGACCCATAGAGCCTTGGGTTAATAGGATAGTCTCAAATCAGATAAAAAATATAATCAGAAATTCTTATAGTTGTTTTGTAAAGCCATGCGTGAATTGTTCTTTTAACACAAATAAAGGCGCAGTTTCTTCTGGAGAAGATAATGCTTGTGGATTTACTCCTAGTCAAAAACAATGCAACGAATGTCCATTGTACGCTAAATGGGAAAAGACAAAAAAGAATGCTTACGATTTAAAAATGACAGTAAGTTTGCAAAACCATCAAAATTATTTTATTTCTATACCAGAAAATGAATCTGTTAATTTTTCCAATGCCGAAAAGAAACTTCATTCTTTGATGAAGGAAAATTTAAACGATAAACAGTTTTTTGTTTATAAAATGTTTTTTATTGACTGTCTTACTGATGATGAAGTAGCAAGATTTTTAAAATTCAAGACCAATGAGAAAGGTCGCAAGGCTGGATACAAGCAGATTAAAAATTTAAAAAAAATGCTATATCTAAAAGCGAAAAATTTGATAAAAGATAACGACGTTTTTAACAATGAGTGATTTATCTGAAGAGCAACAAGTATTTATCAATAAAAAAATAGAAGAAGGGCTAACAGATTATATTGTTATAGCTAATCTTTTATTTAAAAGAGAAGATTTGCATGGCCGTTCAAAAGAATCAAAGCTAGTAAGAGATTATATGATCTCTTCTGGTTCCATAAGCAAGAAAGAAAAAGCTAAACCAAAAGCAGATCCAGAAGCACTTACTGCGGCGCACATAGAATTTATAGACAGTAATATTAAAACAGGAATAACTCCCAAACAGATTACAGAATTATTATTTTCTAAAGAATTAGCAGGAGTATCTAATCTAAATGTTTTTATTACGCCTCAATACAGGGCAGTACACAAATATATCAAAGAAAAGCATCCAGATTATTTGGTTGAAAGCGAATCAGCAGTTAATGAAAAGTATGTTGTGCCAAGAAGTTTATCTTCTGCCATCAAGAAAGTAAATAAATGGGCTGGACAAGATTTATCTGAGGATAAATTAACATTGCAGCATAGAAAATATTTAGAAAAGCTATTGACTTATTTAAATAGTCCACGCTTTGTACAAAACTACGATTCTTATCGTAGCTCTAATGATAAAGATCTTTTTGAAGCTGAGTTTGTGCGTTCAGTTTGGGACAAACCAGATCTTACGATTGATGAAACTAATTTATATATAAATGTTTGCATGGATTATATCAATCTTAAACAAATTGATATGAAAAAAAATAAAGTAAATGAAATGTTCAACGATACTCAAGAACAAAAAGATTTTACAATGCGATTGACTGAAGTTTTAAAGACTATTTCAGAAGAATATAATCAATGCGCCCAACGTATAGATAAGTCTTTGCAGAAATTGAATGGCGAACGATCTAAACGTATAGAATCTCATCAACAAAAGAACGCTTCGATACTTAGTTTGGTAGAATTGTTCCAAGATGAAAACGAAAGAAAAATGATGATTCAGATTGCAGAAATGCAAAAGAAAGTTGTCAAAGAAGAAGCTGATAGATTGGAAACAATGTCTGCATGGAAAGCTAGAATTTTAGGAATTACAAAAGAAGATGCTATATGATCGAATGTAAAGTCTGTCAAGAATCTTTTGTAAATGATAAATGCTTTCACGCCCATTTAAAGAAACATAATCTATATCAAGGAGAGTATTATTGTAAATATTATCCTCGCTTTTCATTTTTTTATAAAAAACAAATACCCTTTAAAAACAAAAGAGAATATTTTGAAACAGAGTTCCTTGATTATAATGAATTTTCTGAATGGGAAAGATCAGAGAATCAAGAAATCGTAAAAACAAAATGCGTATCGATGCTAAAAAATAGAATACAAGAAAAAAATTATCATTACGCACCTTTTCATAATGAATTGAAGACTTTGGATCTTCCAAATATAAATATATTCAAGAAGCATTTTGGATCTTATAATTCTGTTTGTAAGTTGTTGGATAAAGAGCCGCTTTTTAATAAGCCTTTGCCAAAAACTTTTAATAAAGTTTCTTTAAAGAATGAAACTATGCTTGTCGATACTCGCGAACAAGATCCTTTAGAATTTCCTAATGTAAAGATTGAAAAATTATTTATTGGTGATTATTTAATGAACGCTCAAGAATATAATTATACTTTTGTAGATAGAAAAAGTGAAAATGACTTTTTAGGAACTTTAGCTTCTGGAGTTGATCGTTTTGAAAGAGAAATCCAAAGGACTTTTGAATTGGAAGGATATTTATTTATTGTAATAGAGTCTACAATAGATAGTATAATAGATAATCATCGAAAATATAAAAGAAAAACGAACTTAGAATACGTCTTTCATAATATGCGACATTTGACGCATAAATATCCTAGACATGTTCAGTTTGTATTTACGGGCAGTCGAAAAAAATCAATCGAAATTATACCAAAGCTTTTATATTTTGGAAAAGATTTATGGCAAGTAGATTTACAATACTTTTTAGATCATGAGTTGGGAAACAGGTAACCAAAGAATAAGAAAAAATCAGTTTATTTCTAATGAAGAGCTTTCTGAAAAGCAAGGCTTCTTGGAAGAACGTGAAGCGAAGCTTTTGTTTTATCAATTCTTGAGAAACAATATTACTTTTACTACTGATTTAATTACAGGAGTTAAATTGTTTCCATTTCAACATATGGCTGTCAAGTCAATGTTGGAAAGCGATTATTTTTTAGGAGTTTGGTCGCGTGGCATGAGTAAAAGTTATACTACTGGTATTTTTGCCATTCTAGACGCGATATTAAATCAAGGAATAGAGATAGGTATTATGTCTCGTTCTTTTCGTCAGTCAAAAATGATATTTAAAAAGATAGAAGATATTGCCGCCAAGCCTGAAGCCTATCTTTTAAAACAATGTATTACCCATGTATCAAAAAATAATGATGAATGGCTAATGGAAATAGGTAAAAGCCGTATTCGCGCATTGCCTTTAGGTGATGGTGAAAAACTTCGTGGTTTTCGTTTTCATCGTATTATTATTGACGAGTTTCTATTGATGCCTGAACGCATTTATAACGAAGTTATTGTACCATTCTTGTCCGTAGTTCAAAATCCAACTCAGCGAGAAGAATTGTATAATCTAGAAACTCAATTGATTGAGAAGGGCGAGATGAAGGAGGAAGATAGATATGTTTGGCCCAACAATAAACTGATTGCTCTATCATCAGCGTCTTTTAAATTTGAATATCTTTATAAATTATACGAGCAGTATGATAATTTAATACATAATCCTAAGCCAACAGATTCTTCTAAGCGTTGTGTTATGCAATTTTCTTACGATTGTGCGCCAGTTCAGTTATACGATCAGAATCTAATCAATCAAGCAAAATCAACAATGAGTGAATCGCAGTTCCAAAGAGAATTTGGCGCTCAATTTACAGATGATAGTTCTGGATATTTTAAAATATCTAAAATGGCGCTATGTACAGTACCTGATGGAGAAACACCTTCTGTAGAAGTAGTAGGTAATCCAGAAGATGAATATGTAATAGCCGTTGATCCTTCTTGGTCAGAAACTGAAGGGTCGGACGATTTTGCTATACAAGTAATAAAAGTTAATTACGAAAAACAAATGGGTACGTTGGTGCATTCGTATGCATTAGCTGGAGCTTCACTAAAAGATCATATTAAGTATTTCTTATATATTCTTAAAAACTTTAATATTGTCGCTATATGTATGGACTATAATGGTGGCGTTCAGTTTATGAATTCTTGTAATGAAAGCGAACTGTTTAAAGACGAAAAGATTGAGTTAAAATGCGTAACAACAGAGTTTGAAAGACCAGAAGAATACCAATCTAATCTATATACTGCAAAATCCGAATATAATAAAACAGATTATAGAACAGTTTTCATGAGAAAACCAACATCGGCTTGGATTCGTCAAGCGAACGAATTATTGCAAGCTAATTTTGATCATCGTCGCATATATTTTGCAAGCAGAGCTATGGATGATCATTACAAGTCACAAATAAATAAAAGAATAGGTATAGAAAATCTTAAATTTTCTAACGTTTCTGATTTGGATAAAGCGGATGTCGGCGCAAGAATGATTGACTTTGTTGAACATTTGTCAGATATGATACTTTTAACAAAAACAGAATGTGCGCTTATACAAATAACAACTTCTGCACAAGGTATGCAAAATTTTGATCTTCCTGCTAATCTAAAACGTAAATCAGGTCCAGATAAACCAAGAAAAGATAGTTATTCAGCATTAGTATTAGGAAATTGGATGACAAAGATTATAATTGATATGAGAACTGTTACTGTAGAAGATAATACAGAAACATTTACTCCTATGTTTATAGCGTAAAAGTAACTTTCAAAGTCACTTTTAAAGTTATAAGTGTAAAATAAAGAATATGAGTCGATCTTATAATAAAAAGTCTTCTTACTGGAATAGATTTTCTAGAGGCGCAAAGGAAAATAATAACAGTAATTTAGAGGACTTGGTTAACAACAATTCTGAATCAGAACCAAGTTTTGTTGGCGATTCTTTTTACGAAAGCTCTGCCAGTTACGAAAGAAATAATTTTTCTGGTTCTGGAGATGGTGGCACTTCTATTAGAAGAAACTTGGCTTATGTAGGACCAAAGATTTATAAATACGCGAATATCCGTGAAGGTTTATTGCCTTTCGAGATGTCAGTTAATGGGTACAATATCCGTGATGCTATCGAATTGTGTCAAAAAGCTTACGCCAATGTAGCTATTTTTAGAAATGCGGTAGATATCATGTCGGAATTTGCTAATGCAGAAATTTATTTAGAAGGTGGTAGCCAAAAAGCTCGCGACTTTTTTTCTAAATGGATGAAGTACACAAAGATGTGGAACGTTAAAGATCAGTATTTTCGCGAATATTACAGAAGCGGCAATGTTTTCTTTTATAAAGTAAATGCTAAATTTACTATTGATGATTTTCAAAGCATATTAGAGACATATGCTAATTACGATGGAGACTCTTATGAAACAAATGTTGAAATTCATAACTACCCAACACCTTATGATGTAAAGAATTTAATTCCTGTTCAATATATTCTATTGAATCCTTTTTATGTAACAGTAAATAGAACAAGTTCTTGGAAGAAAGTTGTTTATCAAAAGATTCTTTCAGAATATGAGTTAGAAAGATTGCAGAATCCAAAAAACGATAGAGATGTAGAAGTATTTAATAGTCTAGATAAAGAGACCCAAACTAAAATAAAGAATGGTCAATGGGCGCAAGACGGATTAAAGATTCAACTCAATCCAACAGATGTAATATATTCTTTTTATAAAAAGCAAGACTATGAACCTTTTGCTATTCCTTTTGGATTCGCCGTTTTGGACGACATTAACTTCAAGATGGAAATGAAGAAGATAGACCAAGCTATTTGCCGCACAATTGAGAATGTCATTCTATTGATAACGATGGGTACTGAGCCTAGCAAAGGCGGCATCAATCATAAAAATATAAAAGCCATGCAAGGCTTGCTAAATAATGAATCTGTAGGTCGTGTTCTTATTGCTGATTATACTACAAAAGCAGAATTCGTTATTCCTGATCTAAATAAAGTTTTAGGTTATGAAAAATATAAAATAGTAAATGAAGATATCAAAGAAGGTCTTCAGAATATTCTTATTGGTTCAGAAAAGTTTGCAAATACAACAGTAAAAGCACAAGTATTTTTTGAAAGACTAAAAGAAGCTAGAAACGCATTCTTAAATGATTTTCTACGTCCCGAAATGGAACTTATATTTAGAAATTTAGGATTTAAAGGTAAGTGTCCTATTGCTAAATTCGAAGAAGTTTCAATCAAGGATGAAACTCAGTTTAATCGCGTCGTGACTCGCATGATGGAACTTGGAATTCTTCCTCCAGAAGAAGGTCTCAAGGTTATCGAAACAGGTATTTATCCAACTCAAGAAGAGTTAGCCGCCGCTCAAACCAAGTTTGTCGAAGAGCGCAAGAAAGGTTTTTATAATCCAATCGTTGGAGGCGTTCCAGTTATTCCTCCTGCGATGCCAGAAGTTCCAAATATTGGAGCCAAGCCACCAATGAAGAAGACTACAACTCCAACTGAGAGAGGTCGTCCAATGGGGGCTAAAGCTTCATCAATATTTGCTAAAGAAGCTATTGCCAAAACGATGGAAAGCACAAAAGTTTTATATTCAATCATCGAAGGCGAATTAAAAACAAAATATAAAAAGAAAAAGCTAAATGAAGAGCAAAAGAAGGTAGCTGAGAGTTTATCAGAAGCTATTATTATTGGTTGCGAAAATGAAACTTGGGAGACGGTAGCAAAAACAGTTGTTAAAGATCCTTCTATATTAGATAAGGTCAGCATACTACCAGGAATTCAAGAATTGGGCGCAGAACATCAATTAGAGACATATTCTGCTGCTCTTTTATATCACAGTACTAAATACTCAGTGTAAATTTATATATTATGTTTAAATATAGAACGTCATTTGAGAATTTTGTAACCGCTAGTCTAAATTTTGATACCAATGTTCTCGTATCTAAAGCTTCTTTAGATTCTCTAAAAAGCCTTATCCCTTCATCTGTTAACTTGGATACAAACGTTGATTTAATTGGGGCGGCTTTTAATGCTGCGCTGGTTAATAAATTCAATAAGAATGGCGACGGCATCGATACTAACACTGCTATTGCATTCAAGAATTATTTTATTCATAAGCCAACCAATATTGAGCATAAAAAACAAAGAGTAGTAGGACATATTGTTAATTCAGCTTTTTCTGCTATCGGTTCTAATAAGATTATTTCAGATGAAGATGTAAAAGGAAAGTTAGATCCATTTAATATTTCTTTGGCGGCTGTAGTTTATAAGACTGTTGATAGAAGTTTTGCCGATGCTCTCA